GGGGACAAGCTCGTCAAGGCTTTCCGTAGTGCCATTGTTTATCAGGACATGGAGTTCGATGATGAGCTCTTTGGTCTCTGTTATGCCTTGTCTGAGGAAGTCTGGCTGCGTCAGCGTACCAAAGCTGATCCGGAGCGCGTCGCGACGAACAACCCGCCGGATTGGGATCCCCGGTTCATCAAGCTCTTTTTGAAAGGTCAGACCATTAAGAAGCTTGCCTCCATTTGCGGTCCTGCCAAGAAGGGTCAGATTGTGACCACGTTTCCCTTGTGTTCCATCTTTTATGAGGCTCCATGGGCAATGTATTTTGAGCTGAAGCTGGCCAAGGTGCTTCCTCCTCACATCTACCTCCACGCGCGCAAGTCTTCTGAGGATATGCGAGCATGGTACTCGGAGTTCGGTCGAGCTGATTCCTACACCACGAACGACGTTGTCGGTTGGGACACTGGTTGTGATGAGGCCACTATGCATTTCGACATCCGTGTTATGCAGTCTTTCGGGATGCCGGTTTTCTTCACCGACTCTTACGCCGCTCGAAAGCTCAATTGTCGGACGTTCCTTGGCGATTTTCCCATCATGCAGGCTTCTGGCGACCGGTGGACCTGGACTCTCAACACCGTTCGGAACATCGCTTTGATGCATCTCAAGTTCAGCATCCGGCCCGGTACCCCTCTTTGCTTCTCTGGCGATGATTTCCTCGGTATCGGGTACCTGCATATCCGTGCGGCTTTCAAGCCTGAAGAGTGGCTGTTTCGTTTCAAGGTGTTCCGCGACCGGTACGGTGATTTCTGCGGGTTTGTCTTTGGTGGTGATGAGCTCTCCGTGTCAGCCAGACAACTGTATGCTCGCGCGCGTATTCTCGCTGCCCGTGGCCCCGACCTTGACTCCGTCACCAATTACCTCAGTCTTTGTGCGCTCTACACGCCCACTTCTCCGGAGGAAGATGAATATCACGCCCACGCCGTTCAGTTGCTCCGCTCTCTCCGCGTCCCTCGCACCCGCGCCTCGGAGTTTTCCCGTCGTTCGCAGCAGCCTGCCTTGACTCTGACCCTTTGAGCTCTTTCTTTCTTCCCTCCTCTCTTTCTTTTCTCTCCTTTCCCCTCCCTCTCTATGCCCCTTTCTACACAAGCTGAATCCGGCCTCTGTTATCCCCTGCTTGTTTTGTACGTCTCTTTCCTGTTGTTCATCAGCGTTTTGCCCACGTACTCTTATCTGCCTCCGGT